CATGACTAATCCTAGAACCACAAACAAAAGAATAAAAGGAAAAAGAACAAATAACCAAGATAAAACAGTAAATCCACCTTTACATAACAAATTCAATATCCATGTCCAGAAAATTACATAAATAAATTTCAAGACAAAAATCATTAATGTGTTTGGAACTGCCATACTAAAGGAACCGATGTTGTAACTTTTAACATTTCCGATATTTTGAAACATTACCATAATAATTCCAACAATAGAAATAACGAAATAAATCATAGCAGGTGGACATAATTTCTTGAAAAATGTCATTATAATTTAAATCAAGAAAAAATAATTATTTTTAATTCTTTATTTATATTTCAAATAATTCAAATTATTTGAATTGGTATTAACTAATTGATCTTTCCATGGAAGAGGATTCACAGGAGCTGGAAAACCATTTAAAGCATTATAAACTCCACCTACACTAGAATTGAATTGTCTTCCTACATTAGCAGCATCTTGAAATAAAGAATTATTACCTAAATCAAAACCTCCTTTTCTAGAACGAGTTCTTCTTCCTCTTTTTCCTCCTCTTCTTTTTCTTCCACCAACAGCATAAGGAGCAGCAGGTCCTACATCTACCATTTGTCTTGAAACATCGTTATTATAATTATTTAATTCATAGTGATTATTATCACTATCAACACCATTTACTCCAGGCCAAGTTTGAGCACTAGGAGTCCATGGATCACCTGTTAAACCATTTGGATATTTACCTCCACTTTGTGTCTGAGAAGAATTTAACCAACTCATAAAACCGGGATTTTTTCCGGGATTTGGATATGCACTAGCTAAATTAGCACTAGGTTTTCCAGTATAGGCTAAATAAGGATTTGGAGAACTGGGTGGTTGAGGTTTTCCAGTATATGCTAAAATGGATTTATTGAAATCCCCTCCTCTTTTTCTTCTAGAACCTCCTTTTAATAAATTAGAAGAACAAGAACCGCATCCTCCACTTCCACCTCTATAATATCTTTTTTTAGTATATCCTCCTCTTTTTTTGCTTGAACGTGAACCTCTTTTAACTTTATATGATTTGGCCATTTATATATTATTTAGATATTATTTACTTTACGAAGATGAAAAAAATAATTTTTATAAAAATTCATCTAAATATAAATAAATAATATCTAAATAATATATAAATGTCCGTAGCAAGTATAACTAATACATATAATGGTATAAATTTCAATACTTACGAAGTAGTAATAACAAATTGGCAAACTGGTGCTACAGCAACTGTTTATTTTGGTTCATATTTTGTAGGAAATTTGCTTATGTCTGTTTCAGCTAGTAATGGTTCAATGATTGGTGGTGCAAGTGCTACTTTTGGACAGAATCAGAATCAGAGTCATATAGTATATGGATTTGCAGATAGTGTAAATATTTATTTTCCATCTACAATTTATGAAATGGTATTTCAATATAATGGTACTGGAACAAGTCAAGTAAATGGTTATATTACGTTTAATTTATTATTTTTGGGTAAAGGAAGATGCGATCCAGAAAATCCACTAACTGTAACAATGAGTTCTTGAAGATAATAAAATACAGTTATTGAAACAAATAAACACATATAGAATTAATTCTAATAGTTCAATTTTTATTACATGTATAAATCATCAAAAAATAATATTATTGTACAACTATATATAACAAGATAAATATTTTATTAATTTTAAAAAATATAATAAAAATATAATTAATTAAAACTCTAAACTCACTCTTTTTACTCAATATCGACATGGGTAAGTAAATGACGTCGACAACACATTTTTTTTAATCCTAACTCATCTAGAATTTCACCTTCTGGAGTTTTATCGTGAAATTCTTGAGTTAAGTAAATAACTTTATCTACTTCTAAACCTTTTGCTAGCTTCCTCTTACGCACTTCTTCGACATAATAACGATATTTATCCGCAATCACCATACCACAAGTAAAACATTTAATTGGAATAATCATTTCTTTAATTTATTATAATATAATATTAAGTTGTATTTATATTTTTAAATCAATTTTATTAAATTATGTTTTTTAAATTATGTTTTTTACAATTTTTTATGAGAATAAATAGCCATTTCATTAGATCCAATAAAATCATAACATAATTTACATTTATATTCTCACCTTTTGAAAGCTTTATTTATATGAAAAATATTCATTATTATTTTATTTAGATCTACATACATTTTTCTTTATTCTGAATAAAGGTATTATACATGATAAAAAGATATATAGTTAGCATTATTTTACATTTTATTAACTAAAACTCCAGGATAAAATTAGTAATCCGGAGGATCCTGCATATGAGGTTCCATTTACAAAACTAGATCCTCCTCCACCAGAACCATAACCGACTCCAGAATGTTGATTACCTGTACCCATTGTCGATGCTGACCCTCCGGCACCTCCACTACCATTACCTCCATTACCATCCCAGTTAACAGTTCCGTAAGCAGGATGTCCTCCTCCTCCACCTCCACCTCCAATATTATATGTAATATTATTTGGAGATGTATAAGTTATTATATTGCTCGAATTACCGTAATATCCAGATGATTCTCCATTAGGATTACCATTTCCACCGTTACCTCCATTATTACTTGTCCCCCCTGTACCTGCATTTGCTCCACCTCCACCTGTAACACTATTAACTCCAGTAATAGTTGTAGAATTACCATTATAAGTGCTAGGAGTATATTGAAAATGATAATAAGGACCTCCTGATCCGATTTGTATATCATAATATTGACTACTATTATTAGTAAAACTTCCTGAAGCATAATTACCTCCAGCACCACCTCCACCAGGGGGTCCAATTGGATTACCATTGGTAGGGTCAAAGGTACTACCGCAACCAGCCCCTCCGCCTCCAACCATAAAATAATTTATCTCATTAATTAAATTAGAAAATTTAATTTGACAAGTCCCATCAGTATATGTTTGATTACCTGGATTGGATGTAGTTATAACTAAAACATTATTAGAATAATTAAAAGATATATATTGATTACTATTTGTAATTGTATAAAGTCGAGGAGCGAAAATTGTATTAAGATCTTGCGAATTTACATAATAATTAGTTACAGGTGCCGATGGTCCTGAAATATATGGAGCGAAAACTGTATTAAGATCTTGCGAATTTACATAATAATTAGTTGCCATTAATATAATATAATAAAAGAAATAAATAATAAAATTGATTTACACCTTTTCGCATTTAAAGTGCTCAAATATTTTACCTTTTGTATCTTTCTTCTTTTTTATAATTTATATTCAAAAGCTAAAGCTTAAGTTAAAAGATAATCTAATCTATATCTATATATAATCTAGGTTTCTACTAGTTTAATTCCTTTACTCGTTTTCACTTTCTTATGTTGTTTTCCAGTTTTATGAAAAGAATCATGACATCCGTCACATAATGTCACTATATTCGCCAAGTTATGTATTTGTATTATCCCACCATCTTTATTATTAATTATAACACCATTTTCTGCTTCACTTTGATGTTGTAAATGATGTACTTCTGTTCCTAAACTAACTCCGCATTTTTCACATAAAGACATGATTTTCTTAGCATTAAAATGTGATGTTTTGAGAGAAAGTATGGAATTCTCTACTGGATTATATTTCTGACGTATTTCATATGCTTTCGCAATAAAATCTTCTGGCAAACTCAAACTTTTACATACTTCTAGTCCATACATAGAATTACCGGGCCCATCCTCCAGACGTCGATTATAAATCAACATATCTTTCTCTCGATTATAAATAACTGCCATATGTTTCAAAACCATTTTTTTCAATTCTCGGACTTCATCATAATCTACAATTTCATGTAAATGTGTCGCGAAAATAAAACTACTAGAAACAGAATAAAGACGTTGAATACCCGCAACAAAAATACTAATAGCGGACATATTTTCTGTTCCTGAACATAATTCATCGCCTAAAATCAAACTATTTTCATCTGCTAATCGTAAAATAGTCCGTAATTCACTCATTTCAACAGCAAAAGTAGAGAGACCTTTGAATAAATTATCGTTTCCAATAATACGCGTGAAAAGATATTTATAAGGTTTGAATTTAAAATTGGAAGCAGGAACATACAATCCAGCTTGAGCCATAATTACAGCTATGCCTATAGAGCGTATAAAACTCGTTTTACCAACAGCATTTGTTCCAAATAAAAGCATTCCATCAACATCTCCTTGTCCTAAAGTAATATCATTAGGAGTATATATTTCATTTTGAAGAAGTTGTTCAATAATACAATGACGAAGACCAGTCACCGAAGCAAATGCTTTACTGGCATCTTTATCAATAACAGGTTTACAATAATGATATTTAAAAGCAATGGTAGCTTTACACAAGACAACATCTATTAAAGCAATAAAATTACTTATACATTCTATCATACTCTGATATTCTTCCATTTCTTTAACAAAACGTTGAAATACTTTTGTAATGATATCTTTCATTCCAACCTTGATAGCATTAATGTTTTTACACAAGTTATTAATTTCAGAATGATGAATAGAATTATTAGCCGAACTTTGTTTATGAAACTCGAATCGTTTTTTACTAACGACAAAATCGAATGTTTTTTCTGAACAATTTCTTATAGTAAACTTCAACGGAACTATTCGATCCGTTGAAGGCAAAGCATCTTCTAGAATCTTACAACGACGACTTGTAGTTATTAAACTGAAATTATTTTTTTCAGTTTCGTATATTTTAATATATTCCGTTGGCAACTTTTTTGTTTTTTTTTCTTCTTGTGACACCAATTGGCTTAAATAATCCCGAATGGCTTCTAATTTAACATTCGATGTTTCCAATAATTCAGTTTTTTCATCTAATTCTTTATCTATTCCCATACAAATAAAATTCGTTTCAAATCCTTGAAGACAATCCAATTCTTTGGCAATTGTCAAATCAATATGTTTAGAAATAAAATCGCGAATTTTATCACAGTATGTGGTAATTTCTCTCGTTTTCACATTATTCAAAAGTAAATAATTCAGGAATTTTTCATCTTTTACACGTTCATGTAAAAAAATATAGATATCTTTAATGATACCAAGATTTTCATGTAATTGAAAAAAAGATTTCGGTGTTAATTTACTTAAATAAATCTGTCTTCCCCATTTCGTCAAATCTTTTATTTCCGTCAAATTACGTTTCAAAAAATCAGAGTAGTCCTCTTCCATTGATTTTTCCTTAATTTTTACATTTTTCAAAACATGCTCTGTAATATCGTATTCTTGATTTAAATAGTTTATATCGGTGGTAGGATTTAATAATAAATACTGGAATTTTCTTTTTCCCATTGGAGTAATACAATGATTCAACATTTTCAGTACAGAAGAAAATCTTCCATTATAATTCGAAGATTCATCCTGAATAATATTTAATTGTTTGAGTGAATGATTAGCTAATATTAATCTAGTTGAACAATTTTCAAAAACAGGTTCAGAAACCTTATGAATTAAGTAAGGATTATGTTGATAAATAAAATCTAACAAAAAACAAAAAGCTTGAGTTGCTACATGATTACTATAGAAATTTTGGATAAATACATCAAAATCGAAATTGGAACTAGAACTATCTTCAAATCCAGAACCATCGATTTTATAAAAACGTTCCAGAATTTCTTTCTGATAAATTTGTTTTTCGCAATGGAAAGCACGTTTTGTAAATTCATTATTTAAAATATCATCTTGAAACAAGAGAGAAATCACATGTATTAATTTTCCACTTATATTGATAAACTGAATAATATCATTCACTTCTTTTTCACTCAATGCTGAAATAAAGATAATTTCATTCGGATTATAAATAGAAATAAACCGTTCCAATTCATCATATGTGGTTGGATTATGAATATAATTTTCTTTATATTGAAACATGGCGGTTTTTCCAGTATAAATATCAATATTCGCCATACCAACCACTACATATTCTCCTTTTAAAATACGATTATTGGAAATACGTTCTATCCAAATACAAACGGTATTATTCGATAATTTATTATTATTATCTTCTGAAAAATAAGTACCGGGAGAAAAAATGCCTGCTAAACTACGCGTCGTACCTTTTGCTGCTTCATCCTGTGTATAAACCACTGCTGTAAAACCGGCATCTTGAATTTTTTTAATGTATTTTTCAATCATGATATCTTTAAATCCTGCCATCACAATGGAATTTGTGCCTACACAAACATTTTTATCGACAACATTCAGTTCGCATATACGCGAAAATTCCTGGATATTACTTCCCGTTATTAATCCATTACCCGTTTTTTGCCCATAAACTTCAAAAAAAGATCCGACTTGCATTAACAAAATCGTTTTTTCTCCATATTCTCTCTCATATTTTATTGTTAATTCAAAAAATTCATTTACTAAAGCCATTTTTACAAAATAAGTTGATTTTAATTTACAAAAATCTTGATATAATATTATTAAAAAATAATCTTTAATATTATATTATTTAATTCTTTTACCTGGTGCCTTTTTGTATGTGGTTTGTCCACGCTTCTTTTTATATGCGGCGTTGGTCTTACCGCCTCTTTTTTTATGTTTAACAACACCTCCTTTTTTCATGGTTTTCTTCTGACGCCGTCTTTTCACCGTTTTTTTACCAAACCGTCTTTTCTTACCACCAAAAACATCGCCTTCCTCATTATTAGGATATGCTTTTACAATAATTCCAGCTAATCCTCCTTGACCAGCTTGACAATGAAGAGCACTCACACCAGAACCTAACCCAGTGCCAACTTTACCTGCTTCACTCAAACTAATGACAGAAACAAGTTGTTTATCTGGGAGTGGGATAATGCTGTAATATTGCCAGTCATAGTCATCTTCGCTTTCTAATAATTCGTCAATTCCGTCCATATAAATATATTCGGCTTCAATTCCAACAGCATTATCAGATGTAAGATTTAGACCAATTTTTTTAATATTGTAAAGAGGTAAATTACCAACGATATTTTGAAATGTTTTCTTATCTCCTTCTAGACATTCATAAACAAGAGCATCATTTTCTTGTTGATTAATAATAGAACGCGATGTAAGATATATTTTATTATTATATAAAACAGCAATATTATCTTTTTTATCTTCTTTTAAATAATCTCTTATATTTACATTTTCCATCATAAAAGGATCATAACCTTCTGAATTTACATCAATAATTTGTTTTGGGTAATTAGGAATAGGAGGCATTTCTCTTTTGGCCCATTTATCATTATTATTAACTTGATTACTAAATTCAGGTCCACCTAAACTTTCTTCTTCATAATCACTTTCGTTATCAAAATTCAAGTAATTTTCAGAATTATCACCATCTGGACTTTCTTCTTCACCACCTAAATCATTCATGGTAAGAGCACGACCTTGAATAAAATCATCATCGTCGTCATGTGGTAAACTATTAGCCCTTCCTCTTCTTCTAGTGACGTTAGGATTATTCATATAGTTATCCCATTCATCATTATAATCACTACTATATTGTGAATCATTACTTGGTGGAGTAAAACCATGAACATTCTGATCATCATAATTAAGTGGTGGTGTATTAACAGGTGTTAAAATAGGAGTATTTGGCATTATTTATCTCTATATATTATAATAATATAAATATAATATATTAAACTCAAGAAAATAAGTATTTTGTATTCTATTTATTTTTTTTTCTTGGATTTCATGTCTAAAACAACAAATTCATCATCTGGTAATCCAATCATTAAACTCAATATTTTTTTCTTTGTAAAAGTGTATAATTTGTCAGGAATAAGATGTAGTTTATAAAAAAGAAATTTCAATATAATTAAAAGAACAGAAGCATAAAAGGGTAAAACAGTTTTTCCATTATGTTCTTCTAAAATATCCCTTTTAAATTTTTCGTCATAAATAGAAAATTCGGCATAAAAATCATTTTCTGGTTCCTTATACATAATTTTATAACCATCTGCTAAACGATTACTTTTATTTAATTTCCAAACAAATTTTTTAAAATGACTTTTAGGAACCTTAAAAAAATGCTGCATTTTAGAAATCGTGCTCGGAACATTATCAGTAAATATATCTATGTCAATATCGCTACTTCCGGGAAAATAATCGTCTCGTTGAACACTTCCAAAAAATAACAATTTTTTATCTAGATAAATACTAAGTTTTTGAAATAGTTGTGAAGCATATGGTGATAAATCATTTTTAGTAGTTTCCATATGTTTGTATATATACTAATTTAATCAAAGATAAATATTTATAAAAATAGAATAAAGATTTATTTATTTTTAACTTGTTGGATCTTTGATAAAATTATGAATTAAAGTATCTTTATTAGAATTAGTAACTTCACCAGCAAGCATGGAAGATTCATATAATTTTCGAATAACATCATTTGGTGCATTACTACCTGTTTTTATCAAATTATGATTACGCAAATAAGTTTTGATATCATTGATAGAATGTTTTTTCAATTCTTTTTGAGCAGTAATTACATTTTTTCTTGTTTGTGAATCCTTAATTAAAATGCCAATTGTTCTAGTTGTTTTAGATTTTCCTAATGTATATTTTCTCTTAATTGTTTTTTTAATCAGTTGGTTTTTTTTATTCTCATTTTCACTTTTCAATTCTGTTAAAGATGAGTTATTATCATTATCATAATCATTGTTTATATTACTTGTATTACTTATATTGCGCATAGTTGAATTATTATTTACTCTAGGTAGTTCTTGAAATGATTTACTTGGAATAGATGTTTCCATTGAAATATTCACTTGACTCTGATATGGTCTTTGTAAAGGTTTATTGGATTCATTACTAGATAACGATGAAGAAATCTGTTGTATTTTTTCTTGTTGTTTATTTTTAATTTTTTCTTTCAATAAATTAAGTCGTTTTTCTCTTTCTAAATTAATACTATTTACATTTAACGCTGAATTTGGACTAGTTATTTCATAAGTTTTTTGTGTTTTATTTAAACTACGGTAAGTAGGCTTATATCCACCTTTCAAACATCCATAAGGAACGCTATCGTCGACTCTATAATTAATTTTCATCGGTTGTTCCCCATAATTCGTTTGTAAAACAGGTTGTATTAAATCACTCGGTAATTCTAATTCGACATGTGGAATGATATTATTATAATTACGAATTGTTTTATTCAATAACTGTTCTTTTCTTTTTTCATTTTCATCTTCTCTTTTTTTTTGTTTTGAAATACTCTGTAAATATTCAATCGAGTCTTTGAATTCATCTGAAAAAGTATCTACTAAATTAGGTTTATTCAAATCTTTTTTATCATCAAAATTACTTGTTTCTTGAATTTTATGTTCTTTTATTCTTTTCAACAACTTATTTTTCAAAAGATTCGGAGAAATAATAGGAGTAGGTAAAAAAGATTTTACCTTTTTCTCTCCCCTATTTTTTCGAGTTCCTCCCATATTAAAAATTTCAGGATTGATTTTTATGGTTTTTTTTGCATCAGACATTATTTATTATACTATTCAACCAAAACATTTTCACTAAATCAACCTATTATGTCAAAAATACAAGCATCATTATATATACATAGAAGCTAGAGCTTTAGAAGGATTATATTTTCGGCTCTTTACTTCTTCATTTTCTAAAAATAATTTCAAACCATTATTCATATCATCCATATTAATACATTTTTTTTCACAATTTTCTTTACAAAAAACCCTCTTACTATGTACAATTTTAATTTTAGATAATAATATTTCTATATCTCTTCCATAAAACTTGAAATAATCCATATTTCTCTCAAACCAAGATATTTCTAAATTAACTACTTTCCAATCCATTTCCAATACTTTTTTAATAAAGATATTTTTCAAATCTTCTGCTTTATATTCATCTGTTTTAAAACGCCATGTAAATCTAGAATCTAAACCTTGATTATAAGCAAAAAAACATTCTTTTAATTCATTCTCATAACCAGCAATGATAACCATTAATTCATTTTTATAGTCACTTAATGCCTCGCATAAAGTATCGATACATTCTTTTGAAAAAGAATCCCTTTTTTCTGGATTACCTAAAGCATATGCTTCATCAATAAAAAGAACGCCTCCAATACAATCTTTAATAACATCTTTTGTTTTTATTGCTGTTTGTCCAAGATATCCGGAAACTAAATCACTACGTGTAACTTTTCTAAATACTCCCGTTTTTAACATACCCATTTTAGCGTATATTTTACCAATTAATTTAGCAATTTCCGTTTTTCCAGTTCCAGGAGGTCCATAAATCACTGTATGCATAAAATCTCCTTGATATTGACCTTTTTTTGACACATGTAATTCTTGAATAAAATAAAGAATTTGTTCTAAAACACTATTTTTAAGATTTTTCATTCCAATCATCGAGTTTAGTTCTATTAATGGTTCTTTTATATTATGTAATACTGATAAATTTATATTATATTCTTTATCACTTTGTAATGGATAAGTATCAATCATTTTTAAAAGATCGTCTAATGAATTTATTTCCATTTCGATATTTATTTTTTCTTTTTTAATATCTAAATTATAAGAATCTCTGTCTCTTTTACGTTTTATGGTTGATTTACTAGGTATATCATAATCAAAATATTCATTTACATCATTTGTTTTTATTTTAGATTTAATTACATCATAAGTTCCCCATCCGGAAAAATGTTGTGAATTGTATTCTTTATTTTTAAAATTAGTTTCAATAGTTTTAATTAATTCATCGATAGTTTTTTTTTCTGAATTAGAATTGGAAGTAGGTTTTTCTTTTTCAATGTTATAACTCCGGTTTTCAGTAATAATATTTTCTTTATTTTTATTTTTATCTAAAACGCAAAGAAATTTGTTATATTCATTCATTTTATTTACTGTATTTATTGACATTTCTTAATTATTATTTATTAATCCTAGGATTCATTTATATTATTTTTTATTATATACATGAAAGAATGTAAATCTAATTTTATAAAATAATTTTTTGTAAAATTAGATTCATTTTATAAACCATTTAAAAATAAATTGAAATGTAAAATAACTGAATTTATGAATGAAACAAAAATGTCTGAATTAAAAATGAATAAAATGGATAATAATAAAGTAGATATGTCAAACTTGGATATGGATATAAATAAAAGAGAAAAAGATACTTTCGATATTTCCAATGATAAATATATTGAAACTCCTTGGACTATAATCGAAAGTTATTTTAAAGGACAACATTTGGAGAGACTGGTAAGACATCAATTAGAATCGTATAATAATTTTGTAGGATACCAAATTATTAAAACGATTGAAATGTTTAATTCTGTACATATTGCTTCAGAACAGGATTTTGATCCAGTTTCTAAAAAACATGCGTTGGAAATATTTATAACATTTGAAAATTTCAATATTTATAGACCACAAATTCATGAAAATAATGGTGCTATAAAATTGATGTTTCCACAAGAAGCTAGGTTAAGAAATTTTACTTATGCTTCTTCGATGACAATAGATATTAACATAAAGTATGTTATTAGAAATGGAGAAAATCTTGAAAATATACAAACCTTTTATAAAATACTTCCTAAAATACATATTGGTAAATTACCAATTATGTTAAAATCTAATATATGTATTTTGTCTCAATATAAACATGTAGATAATAATCAAACAGGTGAGTGTAAATATGATGCGGGGGGTTATTTTATTATTAATGGTTCAGAAAAAACAGTATTAGGTCAAGAAAGAGCTGCAGAAAATAAGGTTTATTGTTTTAATGTTTCTAAAAATAATACGAAATATCATTGGATTGCTGAAGTTAAGTCTGTGCCAGATTCCAAATGTATTTCACCAAAACAAATAAATATGATGATTGCGTGTAAAAATAATGGTTTTGGTCATGCTATTTATTTACAACTTCCACGTGTAAAACAACCTATTCCTTTATTTATTGTTTTTCGGGCTTTAAATGTTATTTCAGATAAAGAAATTTGTGAAAAAATATTATTGGATTTGAATAATAATAGTGAAATGTTGGAAGCATTACAAGCTTCTGTAATTGAAGCAAATACTTATCTTACACAAGAAGAATGTATCAAACATATTACTAGTTATGTTATGTATACTCCTATTAACATGGATAAAGAAACAGGAGCAAAGAAAAAATTGGAATTTACAATGGATATTTTGAATAATGATTTATTTCCACATTGTCACAATACAACTCAAAAAATCTATTTTCTTGGATATATGGCAAATAAATTGTTAAGAGCTAGTTTTGAAATAATAAAAACGGATGACCGTGATTCTTATATTAATAAACGTATTGACTTGACTGGAACTTTATTAAATAATCTTTTTAGAAATTATTTCAATAAATTGGTAAAAGATATGGAAAAACAAGTGATTCGTGAAATAAATAATGGCTCTTGGAAATCCAAAGATGATTATGAGAATATCATTAATATGACGAATATTTATAAAATTATTAAATCTACTACTATTGAAAATGGATTGAAAAGAGCACTTGCTACAGGTGATTTTGGTATTAAACATACGAATTCTAATAAGGTTGGAGTAGCTCAAGTATTGAATCGTTTAACATATGTTTCTAGTTTAAGTCATGCACGAAGAGTTTCTACACCAACTGATAAAAGTGGTAAATTAATTCCTCCACGCAAACTACATAATACGTCATGGGGATATATTTGTGTAGCAGAATGTTTCGACCCAGAAACAGAAATCTTGATGTGGGATGGAAAAACTAAGTATGCAAAAGATATAATGATTGGAGATGTTCTTGTAGATGACCTTGGAAATCCTACAACGGTTCGCACTACCTGTTCCGGGTCGAAGAATATGTATGATATTATTCCAGATAAACAAAATTTTATGAAACATAGAGTAACTGACAATCATATTTTAACTCTTAAAATACGTGGTCATAAATCTATAAGAAAATCAAATAGAAACGATAGGAAATATACTCATGTTGTAAAATATTTTAATCGTGAAGAACTTAAGTTTCAAGAAAAACATTTTAACTCACTAAAAGAAGCAGAAGAATTTGTAAATAGCTTTGATGATGATGATACGATAGATATAACGATTGAAAAATATCTTGAACTGAATAAAAAAACAAAAGATAATTTAGTTTTGTTCAAAATAGAAGGTATTCATTGGCCAAAAAAGGATATAGAAATGGATCCATATTTACTTGGTATGTGGTTAGGGGATGGTCTTAGTGATGGTTGTGGTTTTGCTTTGAATTATAAAACTGATAACGAAACTTTAGATTATTGGAAAAAATGGGCTGCTGAAAATGGCGCCATTGTTACCAAAGGTAAAAGATATAATTTCTCTATTGTTTCTAGAAAAAATAAAGAAGCTCAAGAAATGGGATTATGTAACAGACTAGAAGAAGCTCCTCTAAAAAAATATCTTCGCAAATATAATCTTTTAAATAATAAACATATTCCAAATGAATATCTTACAAATGATAGAGAAACACGGTTGAAGCTTTTAGCCGGATTAATAGATACAGATGGTTCTGTACGTGCCAATGGTCATGAAATTCGTATTTGCCAAGGTCCATCAAATTATCAGATAATAGAAGATGCTTATACATTAGCAATGTCTCTTGGATTTTCATGTGGTGTAAAAGAAGGAATAAGTCAATGGACTGATGAAAAAAGTGAAGAGAAAAAATTCAGCACTTATAAAGAACTAACAATCGCAGGAAGTACAATTCATGAAATTCCAACACTTTTACCACGAAAAAAATTAAATCCTATTGAAGATAAAACTCATTTAATTAGAAGCAAATCTTTTATGTGTAGTAAATTTAGTTTACAAGAAGTAGGTATAGGCCCATATGTTGGATGGCAACTACACGATAAACGCGGAAGATTCTGTTTAAAAGATGGTTTAACCAGTCACAATACTCCTGAAGGGCAATCTGTTGGTGTAGTTAAAAATTTGAGTTATATGACACATATTACCATTTATTCGAATTCTTTGCCTTTGTATGAATATGTGACACCATTCATTATACCAATTGAAAAAGAAGATTTATCGACTTTAGATATGTTTCATAAAGTAAAGGTATTTATTAACGGAGCTTGGATTGGAATAACAGATAATGGAATGGAACTATACGCAATGTTAAAAGAAAAAAAATATATGGGAATTATAAATATTTATACTTCTATTATTTTCGATTATGTAATGAAAGAAATTCGTGTTTGTAATGATGGTGGTCGAATGACGCGACCTGTTTTACGTGTTAAAGATGATAATATTTTACTTACTTATTCTATTCTTGATAAATTAAAAAAAGGAGAGTTGAATTGGAATCATTTATTAACTTCGTCGAGTATAGAGAATTCCGTTATTGAATATATTGATCCTGAAGAACAAGCTTGGGCAATGATTGCTACAAAACCTAGTCATATTATTTCGCAAAATGGAAATGAAACTTATAAGTTTACACATTGTGAAATTCATCCAAGTACTATTTTTGGAATCTTGGGATCTTGTATTCCTTTCCCCGAACACAATCAATCACCTAGAAACACGTATCAATGTTTAGATATAAATGAAACTGTTTTAATGAGTAATGGAAGTAAAAAACGTATTGCTGATGTAAATATAGGAGATGAAGTTAAAACATTTGATCCAGAACAATTATATAAAAATGATAGATTAATAATTACAAATTCAAAAGTAACTAATCATTTTATAATTCAAAACTTGTTTCCTATTTTAGAAATTACAACTGAAACTGGTAAAGTAATTAAAGCAACACATGATCATAAGTTTATGACAAATAGAGGATTAATTGAATTAATAGAAATAGTAAAAAATCCTGAATATTATTTGATTTGTATATGCAGTGAATATTTGACTAGTTATTATTTTGAAAAAATAGTTAATTTTGAAAAAATATCTGATTCATTGGTTTCGGATATAACAGTTGAATCTAAAAATCATACTTTTATTACAAGTCATAATATATTATCTAGTAACTGTGCGCAAGGCAAACAAGCTATGGGAGTATTTGCTACGAACTATGAAAACCGTATGGATAAAACAGCATATGTCTTGAATTATCCTGCTCGTCCATTAGTTGATACGCGTTTAATGAATATGATTGATTTGAACAAGATTCCTTCTGGGTGTAATGTAATTGTTGCCATCATGACGCACACTGGATATAATCAAGAAGATTCTTTGCTTTTTAATAAAGGTTCTATTGACCGTGGACTTTTCGTTACTACCATTTATCATACGGAAAAAGATGAAGATAAACAGAAAATCAACGGAGATGAAGAAATCAGATGTAAACCTGATGCTACTAAAACCAAAGGAATGAAAATGGGAAATTATAATAAAGTGAATTCTAAAGGTGTTATTCCTGAAAATACTATTGTGGAAAATCGTGATATTATTATTTCAAAAGTGACTCCTATCAAAGAAAACAGAAATGATCATACAAAAGTAATTAAATTTGAAGATCAAAGTAAGATTTATAGAACAGCAGAAGAAACATATGTAGATAAAAATTATATTGATCGAAATGGAGAGGGATATAATTTCGCCAAAGTTCGACTTAGAACAGTAAGAAAACCAGTGATTGGAGATAAATTCTGTGCTCTACCTACACAACAAGTTCTTACAGATAAAGGTTGGATGGAAATTAAAGATGTAAATATTGAAGAACATCGTTTAGCAACATTGGATATAAATGGTAAATTAACATATGAATTTCCTTCCGCAAAATTCGAATATGATCACGATGATAAAATGTATTTTATTCAAAATAAACAACTTCATATTGTTTGTACATTAAATCATCGTCTTTATGTGAAAAAACGATATGGAAAATCATACGAATTAATCGAAGCAAAAGATGTAATGGGAAAAATGGTGCGTTTCCAGAAAACAATGGAAAATGTTTGGCCTGACCAAGAATCAATAAATATTGGCGAAGAAACATATAAAATGGACGATTGGTTACAGCTTCTAGGAATGTTTATTAGTGATGGATATTGTCATAATAATATTATTTACATTACAGCAATTAAAGAAAGGAAACAAGAATTTGTAAAAAGTATATTAGAAAATTTACAATTTGTTTATTCGTATAGTAAAGATGGAAAATTTGTTGTTTCTGGCAAAAAAAATAATAATATTTGTAAACATTTTTCAGAATTAAGTCTTGGTTCTTTAAATAAGTTCTTACCTGAATATGTTTGGAATCTATCTAAACGTCAGTCTATTTTATTATTAGAGGCACTATTACAAGGGGATGGACATACAATGACATATAAAGAAGAAGACGGATTTAGTCGTTATGGAACAATAAGTATTCAATTAGCAAATGATATTACTAGACTAGCACTTCATTGTGGATGGTCTGGAATTGTAAAAATAGCTGAAGAACCTACTGGAATTGCTAGAATTGGAAAACGTAACTTAGGTTCAAGAGCAGGTCAAGAAATATCAGTTACTCAACAACATACTTACTATAAAGTAAGTATTATAAGAAAACAAAATGAACCTTGGATTAATAAAAAACAAAATGATTCTAATGAGGAAAAACTTATTGATTACCAAGGAAAAGTCTACTGTGTAGAAATGCCAAGTTCACATACTTATTATATGCGTGAAAGTATTAATAGTCCTTGTTTGATAATAGGAAACAGTTCAAGACATGGACAGAAAGGAACAATAGGTAACATTATCCCAGAATGCGATATTCCATTCACACGTAATGGCCAAAAACCAGATATCATTATAAATCCGCATGCGATTCCGTCTAGAATGACGATTGGACAGCTGAAGGAAACTGTGCTAGGTAAAGTATTGGTAGAATTGGGATTATTCGGAGACGGTACATCCTTTGGAGAATTTGATGTGAAAGATATCTGTAAATATTTGCTGGAAGCAGGATATGAAGCACATGGAAATGAATTAATGTATAATGGTTTAACGGGAGAACAACATGAATGTAGTATATTTATGGGTCCAGTGTTTTATCAGAGGTTGAAACACATGGTGAATGACAAGTCTCATAGCAGATCCATTGGACCAATGGTGAACTTAACACGTCAACCGGCAGAAGGACGATCGAGAGATGGAGGGTTGAGATTTGGTGAGATGGAAAAAGATGCTATGGTATCTCATGGAGCAGCTAGATTTACTAGAGGAAGAATGTATGATGTTTCAGATAAATATTCGGTTCATGTATGTAAAAAATGTGGATTAATAGCTTCTTATAATAATGAGATGCATATTCATCATTGTAAGACGTGTGATAATAGAGCGGACTTTGCTTATGTAGAAATTCCTTATGCTTGTAAATTATTATTTCAAGAATTAACTACAATGAATATTGCTCCAAGAGTTTTAACAAACTAGATTAAAAATTAGATAAATAAAAATTAGATAAATAAAAATTAGATAAATAAAAATTAAATGTAAAAAGAAAATCTATTATCGTTGTATATAGCAACAATAAATAGACTCAATAGTATCATTAATATTTATTTTTTTTTTATTACAATATTCAAATATCATTTCAAATAATTGTCTTTCAGGAGCGTATTTCCATACAATCTTATCCTTAGTTAAATAATCATTCATAACAGGAATATGTTTTAGATGTGATATGTCGGTATCATAATTATAATTGCCATAATTATTATCTAACCCATTACAATAACATTTCATAATTTCAGGTTTTCCAATAGCAAAAAAATCCCAACACATTACTATTTCTAATTTTGGTTTATTTTTAAAAAATGATAATATGTCTAATATATTTACTGTAAAAACTGTGTCAAATCTCAAACGAATTATGTATTTACAATTTTTTATATCTATTTCACCATTAATAATGTCATCATTAAATAAATTATAACAGTCTAATATTTTATAGTGTTGATGAATACTGTTGTCATATTTTTGATAATTTAACCAATTTTTATTATTATATATATCTAAATACTTTTTTATATTTTCAGTCTTATTAATTGGTTGTTTTAAATAAAAGCCTGTATTTAATAAATGTATATTACCTATATTACTTGAATTAAAATAAGAAATAGTATTCTCTAAATGTAAATCATCTGTTGTAAAATATATTTTATAATTATACATACTTTTGAACTTATCTGTAAATATAAAATTATTATAACTTTTTAGAATATCTGATGATTTATTAGTATTATGTGAAAACGGAAAACTCCTAGATTGACCTGAAAATAAAAAAATTATACTCATAAATATTAAAAATAAATTATTTTTTACAAATTATTTTGCTTAGAATAAATTATTACAATAAATGTGTTAGTTTATTTGTCAAAAAGGTAGTAAGAGCAAATAAAATACCCCCCCATAATGTATCAATAAAAACAGTGAAAATCGACCATTTATTAAATAAAGAGTAATTAGTTAATTCATAAACAGCATAAACGGAAAACCCTAATAGAAAAGCAGTCTTGAACTTTTGTTTTTTAGAAATAATAAAGTATTCTAACAGAAAAACAAGAAATACATAAGTTAATGCTGT